GATAAGTAACGAGGATTGCGGGGAGTAAATCGGCGCTGTCGTGTCGCTGGCTCCAGTAAGCCCGAAAAACTCAATGCTGGACGCACCAAAGCAAACGACGAAATCACGCCACGCGCCCAGCGCAACAATCCCGTCAGGCTGACTCTCTGCCGTGTAGAAAGGCCGATACTGGTCTGGGTGAGTCTCATCATCCAAATCGGTGACACCAAAGCGCTGAGTGCCTTTCTGGCTCCAGATATACCTTCCACGCACGCGAACCACATCGGCAACCTGACCAATGTCATAGGTTGGCTTGCCGCTACCTGACGGCCAGTTAGCCAGCACCACACTCTCACCAGCCCCATCATATTTGTAGATCCTGAGCAAGCCACCGATTGTTAGCGCGACTGATTCAGATGACATTGCCATATTAACGCGAGTGTTGAGCGCTGATTCCTGAGGAGCGTAACCCCTGTCCGTTTGGCCCTCAAAGAGACGATCACCCATGACGCGATAAACCGTACCGCGCAGAGAGTTGAACATGGCACCGCGTGAAGCGCCTGGAGTATCACGCACCTTAGTTAAGCCAGGGTAAGAGCGCAGGTAGCCGGACGAATCCTTAACCTGCTTAGGAACGGCCAAAAAGTTAAAGGGGATGAAATCAACATATTCCAGCCCCTTACGCTCCCTGATAACACCCTGTGATAAGGGGATTTGCTGCACTGGCATTATTGGTTATCCTCCCCGTTCTCATCACCGTTGCCCGTGTAGTAGCGAGCGCCAAAGCTGGCAAGCCCGCGATTTCCCGATCCTGTAGGCGTCCTGCTGCGGTATCGGCTACGCCTAAAGCGGCTGCGATCAGCGTTTACGATAACGCCCTTTGCATAGGCGGCGCGGGTAGCAAGCTCGCTCCCTGCTGCCGTGCTCACATCAATCAGCATCCTGACGGCCAGATTTAAAATAACGCCGTCAATCGCGTAATCGTAAAGGTTGTGCGGATCTTCCGCTTCGATCTCACTGTCGCCAATGGTGGCAAAGTTGTAGTTGGTGTCTATTACCTGACGCTGGGGGCCACCACGCCAAGATCTGAGCATGGTTTCAAGATCAACTAAACCGTCAGAGATTGTCTGGGGATCTAACTGAGTTAAGGTAATTCCAGAAGCTAAGGCCGCTTTCCTTGCGGCCTCAGCAACCAGATCGCCCTTTGTTAATGGTACGCGTGCCATTTGGCGATCTCCTGCTGTTACTTCTGCTCTGCGTCTGCGGCTGCGGCTGCTTTAGCTGCCATAGTGCGCTTGCGCTTCTCTGCTGGCGTCAATTGCGATTCATCTACTGAATCATCAGAGTTGCCGCCTGTCTGGTCATCAGAACCCACAGAATCGCCGCTGCCGCCTTCAACCTTATCAGACTTAAGCTCCGCATCAGATTCGGCATTATCGTTATCCTGAGCGACTGAGGCGTTATTTTGCACGTCACCTGATTTGGTGTTGTCCGGCTCAGGGTTTTCCTGCTGGGTATCATTGCCACCAGCGCCAGAGTTATCACCCTGCACAACTTCCGCGCCACCAGAGCCGCTATTGTTGCTCTGGCGTTCCAACTCATCCTTTTCGAGTTGCTCCGCTGCTACGCGCTCAGCCTCCTCTTTAGCAGCGCGCTCTGCCGCCTCATTGGCCGCTGCATCACGGGCAGCGTAAGGATGATCAAACCAGCCTTCTGCTTTTGCCTTATCAAGCTCAGAGAGATCGATAACTTTAAACATGCAGCGAATGCCCCAGATTTTCGCATTGCCGCCCAGCTTATAAACCATCTTCATTGACATAATGACGCCTCTTTAGAAAAAAAAGGGCGCAATGAGCGCCCGTAACAGTTTAATAACGCTCTGTGCGTTACGCCTGACGCGACAGGGCTACACCCACCGCCTCTGGACGCACAACGGCTGGCTGATACCAGAGCGCGATACGGCAATCACCCGCCAGCGTTGCAATGTTACCCTGGAAGGCGATGATACCGCTCATGCCAACTTCTGGCAGATCGAAGTTTTCAACGCGCATACCAGAGAATAACTCATGGTTGGCTGGGATAGGCTGAGACACCAGACGGATTGCATCGTTAGCCCAGAACACGTTTGACTGCGCTGTAGTTCCGTTGAGCAGGTTAATCGCGGTTCCATCAGCCAGAGACGTGTTCACGTTAGCGTAAGCACGCTCAGCAGCAGTCAGGCTCGCGTCATTCAGCGCAATAGGCTTAGGCGTGATTGTCACGGCATTACCGTTGACAGCGGCCACAGAGAAAGTGGCATCGTCAGTGAGCAAGTCTTTACCCATCTGAGATACAAATTTCACGCCAGTGAAAGAGATCTTATCACCACGCTTGAAGTTTGCGCCGTTCGATACGTTAACGACAGCGAATCGGTTATCGACGTTGACCTTAACGCCGTCAGGGCCAATCTGGTTAGCCAGAGGCTTAAATGACTGAGCGCCGTTTACAGTCACACCTGTAGCCGTTGCTGCTGGCAGAGACGGCATCTTAGGAGAGCGCAAAACGTCATTGAAGCCAGCAACCTGACGCTGGATAGTGCCGTTGTTGTAGGCTTCCTCTGGGATGCGGCCAAACATATCCTTACCAGCCAGATCGTAACCTGCACTCAGGTAGTCATCGGCGTTAAAGAAGAAGCTGATCCCCATATCGCGATTAAGCTCGCGAGCAAAGAGACGCTTCTCTGCCTCAGCCACAAACCCCCACGCCTCACCAGTACTGGCTTGCAGGTTGTCGTTACGCTCAACGTACAGGGAACCCATCTGGGTTGCCATGAGGGCGATAGACTTCTCTACATTAGCGGCCAGCTTGCGAGCAGATGACGCGATACGGTTACGGAAAGTGTATTCGTCGCGCAGGTCATCAGCACGGATAGAAAAGTAATCGTTATCAGGATCGCCAATGTTTACCGCTACTGACAACTCCAGTACATCGGTTCGCTTGTTGGTGAGATCCCAGCCCTGTTGGGTAGGGGATTCCTGCTCAACAGGCATCCAGATAGTATTGCCTGATCGCTGCATCTCGCCCGCTGGGGGGCTGTACTTCTCAACTGCCTGCGCCATAGGCGTGGCGTTGGTCAGTGTGTTAACGATTTCAGAGACGGCATAAGTTACCGCCTGACCTTGATTTAGAGCCATGTTAGAGATCCTTTATAAAATAACTGTTATTTGCCGCCCATAGCCCGATACTGTTTTTCAAGCGTGATGTAACGCTGGTGATCGCCCTTGTTAGCGGCTGCGTCCATCGCTGCCTTAACGCCAGCAACAGACTTAAGATTTTCGCCGCGTGGCAATCCAGTATCAGGCTCCGCTGCATTACTGCGCTGGCGACCTGCTGGGACAATCTTTAACTTGTCAGAGAGGCGGGTTAATGCCACCACTGCCGCTGTACCGCCCATCGCCTTGATTTCATCCAGCTTATGCGGGTTGCTACCTAAGTGATAGATGATCGCGGCGGCATTATCTGGGAAAAGCTCGCCAATCTGAATATCAATACCGTCACCCAGCACACGGCTTAACTCTGATTCCTTTTCTTCAAAGTCATGCCAGTTGTATTGCTCAGCCTGATCATAAATACCCTTCATGATCTCAGCCGCCTTTGTGCTGCGCTGGCGGTAGTCCTGAACCCGCTGAGTCTGCGCGCTATTGGCATTCGATCGGGCCTCAATGGCCTTATCATTCCACTCCAATAAATCAGCGCTGTATTGTGCCTGCGCACGGCCCTGATCGTACTGGAAGCGCTCTAAGCCAGCATCCCCGAAATAATCCTCTGGGTTTGGCTTAGCTGGCAAAGTCGGATTCACTCGCAAGTCATCCGGCAACTCACCACGATCAATTGCCTCGCGGGCTTCACGTAAAGCCTTCTCGCGGCGGCGTTGAATGCGGCGCGCTGCCTGCTGCGCGTTATGCGCTTTCTGGCTTGCGGCTTCATCATCACCAAACACAACTTCATAAGGGCCTGCATCGCTGCCCCCCTGACCGTCGCCAGAGTTGCCGCCCGAACCCGCGCTTTCTGCCGTCGCGTCATGCTGCTGGGTATCTGCCTGCTGGCCTTCTAAATCTGCTGCGTTTTTGATGTCATCGCTCATGTTTAGGATCTCTCTACATGGTAAGAGGAAAATTTCTCAGGGGGATTATTCCCCCTGGTATCTCGCATTTACTGGCCTAGTGCCAACTGCTGAGGCTGCTGCTGCGGTTGCTGCTGCGCCTGCTGGCTTTGCCACTGTCTGGCCTCTGCGGTTGCTTGCTGTAGGGCTGCTTGACCTTCTTGCGCCCCCTCACGCTGGAGTTTAGCTAACAGGTGAATAGCATCGGTAACGCTCCTGTCACTAATGCTTTGCGCTTGCGCCAAATCTTTAACGACGCTCGCTTGTTTCGCCTGCGCGTTGCTCTGCGCGGTAAAGCCGTCAATCTGAGTCTTAGCCACATCGTTTTGCGATTTGGTCACTTGAGCCTGCGCTTTCAAGTACTCAGCCTGCGCTAATACCATATTCGGATCTTGCTGCTGGCTTTGTTCCTGTTGCGCTTGCTGCTGTGCCTGCAACGCCTGTTTCTCGTCGTCAGTTTCTGGCTCTTTAAAGCCCATCAGCACAAGCTGACGGCTCGCATATTTACGCACACTTTCAGTA